CCACTAGCCCCATAAACCCACACAATCTGACGGAATTTCGACAATAGAGAAATGGCGCAACCTGGTAGGAAATCGGCGGCTTCGTTGTCGGTCGTCGGACCTGTCGCGTCCGTTTCGAGGGTGGCGCCCCCGGTAGAGCTGACCGATGCGCAGCGCGGGCTGTGGCTGGTGACGGTGAACAGTAAGCCGGCTGAGTGGTTCGGAGACGAGCACGTTCCGATGCTGGTGGAGTACGTCCGGCACGTTTCGACGGCCGACATGCTGACCAAGCAAATCGAGTCTTTCGACCCGGAGTGGATGAAGGACGACGACGGGTTGAGGCGCATGAAGAATCTGACCGCGATGCGGGCCCGTGAGGCGCAGTGCATCAACACCCTGGCGCGTTCGATGCGACTTACGCAGCAGTCGGTCTATCACGCTCAGAAGGCCGCCACGCTGGCAGGTAAGGGCGGCGGGAAGCGGAAGCCGTGGCAAGGGGGCTGAAGCGCAGCGAGCGCAACGCTAGATGGATTGAGCAGCATTGCTGGATTCCAGAAGGAAAGTTCGTTAGCCGTCCGGTCAAGCTTACGAAGAAACAACGGAAGTGGCTGGCGCGGATTTACGACTCGCCGACGCGCATGTTCATCTTGAGCATGGCGAGGAAGGGCGCGAAGACGACGTTTGCGGCTTTTCTGCTGTTGCTGCATTTGTGCGGCCCGGAGGCGCGGTCGAATTCGCAGCTATTCAGCACGGCACTTTCGCGGGATCAGGCGGCAGTGCTGTTTGCCCTAGCCGCGAAAATAGTTCGGATGTCGCCGGATCTGAAAGCCTACGTCACGATTCGGGATACGGCGAAGCAATTGTTTTGCGAGGAACTCGGGACGCTTTATCGAGCCTTGAGTGCGGACGCTTCAACAGCTTTCGGGCTTTCGCCGATATTCGTGGTGCATGATGAACTTGGGCAGGTAAAGGGGTCGCGGTCGGAGCTGTACGAGGCACTGGAAACCGCGAGCGCGGCGCAGGAGCATCCGCTATCGGTGGTCATCAGCACACAAGCTCCGACTGACGCGGACTTGTTGAGCCTGCTGATCGATGACGGTCTGACCGGGGCCGATCCGCGCATCAAGGTCGAGATTTACACCGCGCCTCTGGATACTGATCCATTCAGCGAGGAAGCGATTCGCGCGGCGAATCCGCACTTCGATGAGTTCATGAACAAGGAAGAGGTTTTCAGGCAGGCGTCCGATGCGCAGCGCATGCCGAGCCGGGAGGCGAGTTACCGCAATCTGATCCTGAATCAGCGGGTCGAGGCGCGTAACCCGTTCGTCTCGCGGCAAGTCTGGACTGAAAACGGCGCGACACCTAACGAGCTTGAGGACGGCGACGAGGTTTTTGCTGGTCTTGACCTGTCGAGCGTGTCTGACCTGACGGCTCTTGTTCTGGCGCACGAGCGTGACGGGGCCTGGGATGTGCATCCGACGTTCTGGTTGCCCGAATCTGGATTGGCCGAGAAATCGCGCAACGACCGCGTGCCTTACGACATTTGGGCGCGGGAAGGGTTTCTGAGGACGACCCCTGGAGCGTCGATCGAGTACGAATTCGTTGCGGCCTATCTGCGCAGCGTGTTCGACCGCTACACCGTAGTGGCTTTGGCTTTCGACCGCTACAACATGAAGTTTCTGAAGCCGTGGCTTGAAAAGGCCGGCTTCACCGAAGACGAGTTGCTGCGGTTCGTCGAGTTCGGTCAGGGCTTCGTATCCATGAGCCCGGCGATTCGAGAGCTTGAGTCGTTGCTGCTCTCTCGTAAGATTCGGCACGGCATGCATCCGGTGCTGACGATGTGCGCGAATAACGCGACGGTCATAACCGACCCGGCCGAGAACAGGAAGTTCGTGAAGGGCAAGGCTACTGGGCGCATCGACGGCATGGTTGCGCTTGCGGAAACGGTGGGCGTAATGCCGAGCCCGATAGAAGGCGAAAGCGTCTACGAAGAGATCGCGCGGGAAGAGGCGATCGCACGTCAACGGAGTGAGAATGAATCCTCTGCAGTGGCTCCTTAACCGCATCCGCTGGAAGCCTGAGAGCCGCATTTACATCGGCCAGAGGCAGGCCGGGGTTAAGGTCAACGAGGACACCGCGCAGGCTTTCTCCGCGGTGGGGGCGTGTGTGCGGATCATCTCCGAGACGCTTGCCTCCCTGCCGTGGCCGACGTACAGGAAGTTAGATTCCGGCCGTGAGGCAATGCCAGGCCATCCGGCGAATTGGCTTCTGAACACTCAGCCAAACACCGAGCAGACTGCGATGGTGTGGAAGCGCCAATGTCTTGCCCACTTCCTGCTGTGGGGAAATGGGTACGCCGAGATTGAACGTGGAGCAGATGGGCGGGCTATCTGGCTATGGCCGCTGCTACCCGATAGGACCGAGATCCGGCGATCAGAAACCGGGGCGCTGGTGTGCCGGGTAATGGGAGCTGATCAAACGCACATTATCCCGCGCGAGGATGTTTATCACCTTGCCGATGGTTCCTACGACGGGATCATGGGGCTTTCCAGGATTCATCTTGCCCGGCGCGCGATAGGGGCGGGAATTGCTCAGGACGTGTTCACAGCGAGCTACTACCAGAACGGGGCGTCCATTGGTGGAGTGATCGAGCAGAAGGCCGGAAAGGTGCTGAGCCCGGAAGGCAAGAAGTCCATGCTTGCCGAATTCAACGAGAAATATGTCGGGCCGGATCGTGCGCGCAAGACGATGTATCTGGACTCCGGCATGGAATACAAGCCGCTCGACGTGCCGCTTTCGGATGCGCAATTCCTGGAGACTCGCCGCTTTCAGGTCGAGGAAATCTGCCGCTGGTTTGGTGTGCCTCAGCACTTGGTGCAGATGCTTGTCGAGACGAATTACGCCATTAGCTACACGGCGGACAAGAACTTCGTCGAGCACACGCTGCGCCCGATAGCGACCTTGATGGAGCAGGAAGCGAACATCCGCTTGTTCGGAGCGCGCGCAAGGGGCGGCGTCTATACCCGCATTAACTTGTCGGCTCTCATGCGCGGCGATCCGAAGGTTCGTGGCGAGTGGTACAAGTCGATGGTCAATGCTGGGGTGATGTCGATAAACGAGGTCCGGGAGCTGGAGGAGCTGAACAGCATTGGTTCGGATGGCGACGAGCACTACCTGCAAACCAGCATGACGACCCTGGGACGAATTGCCGATGGAACCAATATCACGCATCCGGCCAAGAAACCAGATGAGTCCGTAGCGGCGGAACCGCAAGCCACAGCACCGAAGGCGAAGGCGCGCAAGAAGCGAAAGAAGGAAAACGTTATCCGGCGGGATGCTCTCGCCTGGTGGCGCAACGGCGGAAAGGAAATAGCAAATGGATGACTTCGTAACGGTTGAGTACCGCGGCATTGTCGGCACGCTGGCCGTCGGCAGTTCCGTTGTCGTCGAGTCGTGCGACGCAGGTGTGTTGCGCCTGCGTGTGCCGAAGCCTAAGCCCGTGATCGAGCCGCTGCCAAAATCGGAATTTACCTCGAGGCCGAAAGGGGGCGCTGATGTCTAACATCAAATTCGTCAACAAAGGCTCGTCGCGCGGCGAAATCTGGCTATACGATCAGGTGGGCGAGGGCTGGTTCGGCGGCATGTCCGCAAAGACCTTCGTCGCCGAGGTTCAGAAGCTAGGGAAGGTTGACACGATCAACCTCCACATCAATTCGCCAGGAGGATCGGTCTTTGATGGCGTCGCAATTTATAACAGTCTGAATAGCCACCCGGCTAGGATCGAAGTTGATGTTGACGGCGTCGCCGCTTCTATTGCTTCCTTGATCGCTATGGCCGGCGACGAGATCCGCATGGCTGCAAACGCCATGATGATGATTCACGACCCGATGGGTTTCGCCATGGGCGGCGCCGAGGATATGCGCAAGACGGCAGACCTTCTGGACCAGATCAAGGGCGTGATCGCTAACACCTACGCGAAGCGCACCGGCAAGAAAGAGGCCGATGTCATGGCGTTGATGGCCGAGGAAACCTGGATGACCGCTGCCGAGGCTCAGGATGCTGGCTTTGCCGATACCGTTACTGAAGAGCAGCGCATCGCAGCCTGTACGGGATTCGACCTTTCCAATTTTAAGCGCACCCCGGCGCAGCTTACCGGGAAGCCGCGCGGAGCAGGACATTCCATAGCGCAGGTAAAACTCGTCGCCATGGATACAAGATCGAGGCCCACGCCACGATAAGCCGGCGCACAACGCCGTTCCCAGCCGCCTCCGGGCGGCTTTTTTATTTCAGGAGTCAGAAATGACAATCGAGCAACTACGTGCCCGGCTCGTGGAACTCAATGAGACCGGAAAAGCAATCCAGGCGAAAGCCGACGCGGAAAAGCGCGACCTCACCGCGGAAGAACAAACCGAGGTCGATGCGATCTTCGCTGAATTCGAGCATGTCGAGAACGACATCAAGCGGCGCGAGAAGCTCGTCGCGCAAGATGAACGTTTGGGCGAATCCAGGGGCCGTGTCGTCCCGCCGCTCACCCAGGCGCAAACCGAGGTCATCGTGCCGCAGAACAACGCCGGGCTTCGAAACACTAGGCTGCGCACGCAGGAAGACCGCGCCCGCTGGGGATTCAGAGACTTCGGGGAATTCTGCATGATGGTCAAGAATGCGGCCATCAGTCCGACTCAGATGGATCAGCGGCTGATTTTCAACGCAGCCGCATCGACCATCGGCACGGAAGGCGTCGGCGCCGACGGCGGCTTTGCGGTTCCGCCGGAATGGCGCTCGCAAATCATGGACATGGTGGCCGGTGAAGATTCAATCCTCGCGCTGACCGATCAGCAGCAATGCAGCGGGAACAGCATCACGTTCCCGGTCGATGAGACGACCGCATGGCAGACGACAGGCGGGGTGCAAGCCTTCTGGGACAGCGAGGCCGCGGCAATGTCGCAGTCGAAGCCGTTGCTCAAAGACCTGACCGCGAAGCTCTCACGGATCACGGCGCTTGTCCCGATGACGGACGAGCTGCTCGAGGATGCCGCGGCAATGGGCGGGTACGTTGGCAAGAAGGCTGGCGAGAAAATCGACTTCAAGGTTACCGATGCAATCTTGAACGGAACAGGCGTCGGGCAACCGCTCGGCATCATGAATGCGCCTTGCCGTGTTTCGGTGGCCAAGGAAACCTCGCAGGTCGCAGCGACGTTCCACGCCGACAACGTGGGCAAGATGATGGCGCGCTTGCCCTCGAAATCGTTCGCTCGCAGCGTTTGGTTCGTGAATCAGGATGTTCTGCCGCAAATCTTCAAGCTTGGCTTCGCGGTCACTACCGCAGCTGGCACTGCGGCCGGTGCCGGGGCTCTCTACCTGCCACCGAACGGCTTGGCGAACACGCCGGCCTATGGAACGATCCTGGGGCGACCGATCGTCGTGACGGAGGCATGCGCGACGCTTGGAACGGTTGGCGATGTGATTTTGGCCGATATGTCCAGATACCTCACCGTGGTAAAGGCGAGCGGCGTCAAGTCCGACGTTTCGATGCACCTTTGGTTCGACCAGAACCTGACGGCGTTCAGGTTTGTGCTGCGCGTCAACGGGCAGCCTTGGCTTTCTGCGCCGATTGCGAGAAAGAGCGGCAGCAACACGCTGTCGCACTTCGTCTCGCTCGACACCCGCGCTTAATCCACATTCTAAAGGAGTATTTGACATGACGATTTCACTCAACGCTCGTCTCGACGAGCAGGTCTTCAGCGTGCAGGCAGCATCGGATTTGCTGCTGACCACTACCGTCGGCGATACGAAATATGTTTCGCTGAAAGGCTACGAAGGAATCAGGATCAGGATCGCCATCGCGAACGGCACCACCGTTACCGGGTCCACCATCACGCTGAAGCAGGCTACGGCGGTGGCCGGGACCGGCGAG